ATCGAGTCCAATCATTGCTTACTCCTGGATAACATGGTTGCGGCAATTTGCAGCATTGCCTTTGCTTGATCAAGGTCTTCTGGCTGCGTAGCCCAGCCGACTGTGATCTGTCCGACAAAGCGCCCCGGCTCCGGTGGCACGCTGATGCGGCATGTGTAACTAACCCCTCGGGCAATATACCAAAGCCCCATTTCACTCTGCGCTGACTTGTACTCACCGCATGGGATCTCGCTGGCCATCAGCTTGACCACATCGGCGTTGTTGGCTGCGTTCTGGGTGAACAGGCCGACATCCAGCCCATCATTTGTTTTGTCCCTGCCGTTCTTGCCATAAGCCCTGTGCAGGATGCGCGTGCCAAACATGCTGTTGACTTTGAAGACCGCCACCACCAGCGCACCAGACTGCTTGAACAGGTGAGCGGCTGCGTCCTCCACCCGATCCTCTGCAATCGTTGGGATCTTCTTGGACTCCTTGTAAGCGCCGATCAACAGGTCTTGGTTTGTGTAGACAAAGTACCCAGCAAAGGTCAGTACGGCCATGAGTACAAGAGCAAACAACCGAAACGGGGATGTGCAGAAAGCAAGAATTTTGTCCACTAGGGCAAGGCGTTCATCTGCCATAACTCACCCGCGCTGCTGAAGGATGCCAAGGCTGAAATAAAGGATGACACCAAGCAAGCCAAAAAAAACAAGCGCCATCAGCACAAGCTCAATGACCTCATCCATCTCTTTCTTGCGTTTGGCAGCAGCCTCTTTTTCTTTGCGTGCGTCATGGGCAGACTCAACATCCATGGCCGCTGCTCTGGACTTGATCTTGTTCCAGACATCAACCTTGCCGCTCTGCATGAACAGGAGCTGTAGCTCGTCCTCAAAGCGCTTGGCCTGATCAAGCGCCATCTCAATCTGGATGGCCGTGCCCATGCTGGACTTGGACTTCTTGGCTTGGACAACAGCCTTGGTAGCCGTTGACTTTGCATCAAAGTACTTGCCAAGGACAGGGCCAAGCGAGCTCACATCATCAACAGTCTTGCTGACCTTCTTGATCAGTGCGACTGCTGCCTGGATACCAGCAAGGGCTGTTAGCGGGTCGATCATTTCTTTACCCGCCACTGAAGGCACCAGACCAGCAGCCGGTCAGAAGACCATGACCACCTGACGCACTCAAAGACCGGTGCTGGGGCTTGAGCTGCTGGCGGTGGTGGCGGCAGCGCGTCCATGATTACATCCTGGCTGCAAGCGTTGCCCAGATCACTGCCGCCATGCTGACGATCAGCACGCCTGACGCTTTGATAAGGATGCCTTCCATGCGCTTTAACCTGGCGTTGATCTGCTCATAGCGAATCAAGCACACTGCTTCATGGCTGTTCAGCCTTGCTTCTGTTTCGTTCATAGCTCAGGCCACTCCAGCACCAGAGCAGCCAGTTGGTCAACAGTAGTGACCGCACTGATCGCAGCCTCATGCGCCGCGCTTGCAGCCACCACAGCGGCCCTGTAGGTAGCCACTGCCGCAGGGATAGCGACATCACGCTCGACCTTGCGGATCACCATCCAATCGCTTTGGGCAAGCAATGTACCGGCGGTGGTCTTGACCTGTGCAATCCACTGCGACTTCAAGCCCTTGGTGACCAGGCGTTCTGCCGTGTCCACCATTGCGCCGTGCTCGCCTACTGTTGCATCAAACTTCTGGACATACAGCGGGTTGCCGTCTTTGTCAGACTCCTCACGATCATTGAGCAGCTTGGGGTTGCCCACGCCCCAATAGAACCTGTCATCCCATGTGGCAGGGTCAGCCACCTCAGTGATGCCAATGGCAGTGCGCTCTGCTGGCGAGGCCAAGCGTATCCAGTTGGCAGGGTAGCTTGTGCCGTCCAAGGTGAAGGCCGTGTCAAGGCTGATAGGGTTGCCGTTTAGTTGAAACATGGGTTACCTCGCAAGTGAATTTTTAAATGGGGATTCGGCAAAGGCCATGTAGATGTATGTGCCGCCGCTGGCGTTTAATCCACTCCAAGTTGCTCTTGGCTTAAAACCATTAGAAAGAATGTCTATGTAATCCACTGTGTCATCAACTTCCGCTTGAGATGATTGTGCATAAAGATACTTGCTTGTCTTGTTAAAAGTGTTCCGTGCTGTGTCATAGATAACCCAATTATTTACAGCATCAGTCCGCTTAATCATCACAAACCTCGGCCTAAATCCAAGGAACACAAAAGGCCCATCCGTACTGCCGTTGCCTGTGTAACTGCCAAAGGCTGAATAGCCTGCTACTGGGGCAAAGCAGTAGGCGACATAGGTTGAAGCGCTGTTGTTTACATTAGGTTGTGAACCAAGAGAAAAGACTGAAGATGTTGGAGCTGTGTTGTTCCAGTAGGTGCTGTTGGTGTCAGTGGCTGCTGTGCTGCTCAACAAAAGCCGCTGGGTAGCCGGTGACGCTGTGTTTGCAGAATGGTAAACGCCCCAATCGTAAACAGAACTACGCGATTTAACAATCACCATTCCCGGCGCGACACCCAAGCCATGCCCCACAGTAGCGTTAGCACCCGTACCCGTATAAGTCACCACGCTAAAGCCAGCCGAGGCATTGGCGCTAACCGAGGATGTGATGCTCCCTGCGGTGTTAGAGACAGCAGTGCCGCCTGCTTTCCATTGCCATGCGACATAAGTTCTTGTGGCGACATTCGTATTGCTGTTCCCAGATGTGTACCCGTTTGAGTTGAATGATTGAATTGAATTGGCGTTGTAAGCTTCTGCGTTAGTGCTGTTGCTTTCTAACTCTTGACCAACACCCCTTACGGAGTCAATCCAAATCTGAGCCTCAAGCGTATTTCGACTTTTAACCCAAGCCAAATTAGGCTGGAACGAAACGCCATTGACAGTATTTACGATGCTCTGCGTTGTCCCATTACCCGTGTACAGCGTAGCCGCCATGTTTTGCGCTGGCAGCGCAATCACTGGTGCGCCAAGGTTGCCGGTGTGCAGGGCTTTGAAGCCGGTCGGTGGCGTGTAGCTGAAGGGGCGCTGGCCGAAGTTGCTATGGCTTGTTGACCCTTCATTGCCAACCATAGGGAAGTAAGGGCCGCTTGTCAGTCCAGTAAACGCTGTGCCTTGACTTGTGCCATTCTTATAGAAAGTCAGCGTTCCGTTGTCTGCATCAAAAGCAACACCAATCACATCATTGGTTGTGTAACTTGCCCCGTAAGATGATCCTGATCCATTGGTAAATTTGTTGCCATTGGTATCAAAATATCCCCAACCATTCGCATCCTTGCCTGGATAATTATTGTCGGCAATCGCGGCTGTTGCTGTACCAATACCATACATATTGTTTGCACCAGAAGCCGTAACTTCCCAATACCACTTTCCAGTTGTCATTCCAAAAGTGGCTCTGGCAGAACGCCAAGGCGTTGATGCAGTCCAAGTCAGATTGGCGTTGCTTGGGGTTGTTCCTGCGTTCTTATCCAGCGGGTTAAGCGTGCAGTAGTTCCCCCTCTCCCCACCACCAGCACCCAGAGGCGCATCCAGCATGGAGTCGTAGGTCGCGCCAGCAGTCACGCTGATGTTGTTCGGTGTCCAGTTGTTGCCGTTGCCAGAGTAGTCCTTGCCGATTGTGGTGGCAGTCGCTGCGCTGTTGTCTGTGAAGTTCAGGTAGAACCCGTTTGTGCCGTATGTGCCGTTGTACCTTGTTGCAGACCATACGCCAGTGGTGGCGTTAATCGCACCAAAGCTGGACGGGGTTAGGGCTTGGCCGTCAATGAAATTGACTTCTGCCATGTAGCCGTCAAGCAATAAATCGGATGGATATGTCCTGTTTGCAAGATAATGGCTAGAAGCAGTATTAACACCTATTGTTGTGTTTTGTGTTGGGTTAGCACTTGCAGAAAATGAAGTAACCTGTACGCCATTTATATAAAACAAAATTCTGTTTGCGGCTGTTGCTTGTGTTGTATCGACCGCCAAAACCAAATGATACCAAGCGCTAGGGTCACGAAACACTTGTGATGTAATTCGCCAATTTGTCCCATCAGACGACATAGTAATTACATCTGTTGAACTAAAACGGATGTTAAATGTATTGGCATCTCCAGCAGTTGTACCGCCAGAAAATAAACAATCGTCAACCCCCAAAGCTCCACGCTTGACCCAAGCACTCCAAGTCCATTTATATGAATTAGTTGCTGTTCCAAATGTTCGATTCAAATAAGCAGACGCACTAGAGCGAAAGCGCAGACTCCGCTGGATCTGGTAGCCGCTAGGGGTCGTAAAAAGCTGGTTTTTTGAGGCAAACATTATGCAAATGCCTGTGCGTAAGTGCCAAACCAAGATGTGCCGTTTGCCACAAAGGTCAAAATGTCAACCCCCGTGGTGGCCGTGGTGGTCAGTGTCGGGGCAGTACCGCCAGGGAACTTGACCGATGTGAACACCGCTGTGCGCGACCCTGTAGCGTCCTGAGTGCAGATCAGAATGAATGACTTGCCAGCCGTGGCCGTGGGCATGGTGAATGTGCAGTTGCCCGTCATGGTCACAGTCTGCACAGTGCCGTTGGTCAGTGACAGGGTTTGTGATGTGCCAGAGTTACCAATGGCGACCACAGTCTCCACATAGTTGGTGACAGTTGGGTTTGTCAGTGTCTTGTTGGTCAGTGTCTGGGTATCGCTTGTGCCAACAACAGTCCCAGATGGTGCAGTCTTAGTTGCCCATGTGTCCAGATCAGCGTCCCACGCCTGGACATTGGTGCCAATGGCCAAGCCAAGGTTTGTCCTAGCAGTAGACGCAGTTGCCGTCAGCTCAGACAGGTTGTTTGAAGTGAGCAGATACGCAGCACCAGAGACATAAGCGGCCACCCAAGCAGAGCCTGTGTACAGGCGCATCTCTGGCACCACAGTGTTGTAGTACAGGGAACCAGCAAGCAAAGCGTTGCCGTCATTGTCTAGCGTGGGATCGCTTGCTTTGGGGCCAAGGTAGCGATCATCAAAGTTGTCATACGCAGCCAAGGCTGAGTCGCGTGCAGCCTCGGCAGCGGTCTGTGCTGTGGCTGCATTGCTGGCGCTTGTGCTTGCGGCAGAGGCAGAGCTGGACGCATTGCTTGCGCTGGTGCTTGCATTGCTGGCCGAGGTGGATGCATTGCTGGCTGATGTGCTGGCTGCTGAGGCAGAGGCCGCTGCGTTGGTAGCCGAGGTTGTTGCTGATGCCGCATCCACCAGCAGTGTCCACTTTGCAGAGTCAGCGTTGGTGGTAATCGGCAAAGCCCCGCTTGAGGTATGCGCCGTGATGACTTGGAAAATGTTGTTGGTGGTGGTGTCCTTTGCAATGTCTCGCACATAGTAGACAGTGCTAGCAGCCCAGTTGCCACGGTTGGTGCCCAAGGTTTCGCCCAGTGCAGGGTTGCCATTGGCATCAAAACCCAGCGTCTTGTTGGCTCGCAGTGATGCAAGCGGCAAGGTCATGTTGATGTTGGTCGGGTCTGTCTGTGGAGCTGACAGCGCCCTGACCAAGCCCTCGGCATTCTGCTGGGCAAAGATGGTCTGCTGATCCAGCTCGTCATTGAGCGTGTTGGCAAAGAAGTCGCCGCCGGTTGTGAAGTCGGTTGCCCTGGCAATAGTGCGGTTGCCGACAATGGCATACTGGGTTGGCGAGGTTGGTGCCAGCGCCAAGCCGGTGGCTGTGATGGTCACCGAGCCGGTGCCGTTGGCGTTGATCGTCACAGTGTAGTGAGTGGTCAGCGTCAGCAGTACATCGTCCTTGTACACGGCAATGTCGGTGTTGGCCAGGATCTCAAAGGTGAACGCATAGGGGCCAATGCCACCAGTGCCACTGGGTGCGTAGACTGCTCGGCGGGTGACATTGCTGATTGGGATGGCCATGATTCAATCCTTGCTTATGGAAATTGTACTAAGTTAATCGGGTTTGTAAAAGTTAACGCGATCATTTTTTAAATCTTTACGCTCGTCAATTTTTACTTGTATTTCTGGATTTTCTGCAAGTAGCTGTTTCCTGGCCATGTCCATGTATTTGCTGTGCACGCCCTGCACGAACTTTTGCTGGTCAGTACGCGACAGTTGGTCAAAGCCAGGCATCTGCATGGTGGCAAGAATTTGATCTTTGGATGGCAGCTCTTTCCCGTAGATCGTGATCAATCGGTTGTATTGCACTGCGCTTAATTCAACACCATCAATCTTGCGATCTGGCTTTCCAATTGGTGAAATTATGCGCACAAGTAAATCATCGACTTCAGAAAATTGTTCTGGTGAAACCTTGGTTGGCAAAAACATTTCATAAATTGCACCCGTGCCCGACTTCATTGGGTCACCCCAGAGATTTAATTCTTCTGGCAAGTCTGCATTGAAATAAGGCAGGCGTGATTTGTACCTGTTAAAAGATTCCATAAAGCCGCGCACACCCATGGGCAACTCTGGGTTGGCGCGAGGGTCACGATTTGTTGGATCGACCATTCGCTCAGTAGCGGCAAACAAAGAGCTGTAAACACCAGCCGGTGAACCGCCAATTACAAAACCACCCAATTGCTTAAATGCGTTGTCAATTGTTTTCTTAATGTCAGCCTCTTCACCTTTTTTTCCAAAGCCTAGCAATGCAGCCATGTCAGCAATGCCTTGCAAGTAAGGCTGTTCCGCTAGGTATTCATACATGCCATATACAGAACCAAGAAACACTTCTTCAATTTTGTTGTCATCCGGTTCGCGCTGGGCGTACTCGTTGTAATCTGCGGAAATGCCAATCATTGCAGAAATTGGCTCCATACCGCTATAGCTGTAGTAGGTGTCGCCTGGCTTAAATGAATAAGGCTTCCATCCGGTACGCTCAAGCGCTTCTCGTTCTTCTTTTTTAGCCGGGCCGCTGCCAGTAATTTTTCCCTCAGCAGCCAGCAGTGCAAAGGTTGCCATGATGGTGCTGCCCAGCGTTACCTTGGCCAATGCCATGTCGCGGTACACGCCACCCTTGGCGATCTCTTCACGAAACTGGCTGGACAGCGGCGCAAAGGGACTGCGCTCAACAACCTGTAAACCAATGTTGGCTGGTGTTTTAAAAAACGGCTGCATTACTTTCAGCACAGGATTACTAAAAGCCTTCTGCAATGACTTGAGCACTGGCGGCAAATCAGCAGTAAAGGTGCCTTTCTGTGCAAACAGAGATGCAGCTTCGTCAAGATCTCTTGGCGGGTTTTCAAATAGGCTGATTGTCTCTGCCTTGGCCTTGGCCAGAGCATCGGCTTCTGGCATGCCAGCGTCCAGCGACTCGCGGTAGACCTTTTTGCTGCGCCGGGTAATCAGGGTGTTGAACTCCATGCGATAGAGCACACCCTTAAAAAACTCATCTTCAGTTAATAGCATCCGACCCGGCAGGGTGACAGCCGTGCCATAGTAGTCGATGGCTTTGCCAAACCACTTGTCCTGCTCAATGCCAAAACCTGCGGAACTGATCGCTGGGACAGTATTGCTGCGCTGCGCCTCGATCTTGCTCATCAAATCGCTGGGCTGATTCTTTTTAAACGCAGTGCTTGCCAGCTGTAATCCTTCAAAGAATCCATTGCGCAGCGACTGGATCATGGTCAGCGCTTCGTCAAGTGCAATTTTTTCGTCAGCGCTACCAGGCAAAAGATCGCCCCATTTTGTGATCACATTGGGCATGCGTCCCTCGCGCACACTTGCTGGTAAATATTTTGAATACAGAGAGGCAACCGCACGCTCTGGTATTTGATACAAGCCAAAACTGCTGTTTGATGCAATATTAAGAACATGTGTTTTTGGTGACGACAGCAGGCCGTTGATGAAGGTGCTAAACCACACATCTTTCACGCTCGACATCATCGACTTTTCGACCAGCTTATTCTGTTCAGCTCGCGACTCCAGTGTCAAATAAGACTTAGCCAGATCAGACAGGCTTTTGTCGCCACCGTACTCATCGATCACCTGGCGCACGATAGCAGCGTTGCCATCGCGTGGGATACGGAACACAGCCAGCGACCGAGCTGTCTCGGTCTGGATGCCCTTGACACCGCGCTGGATCAGGCCGTGGAAGGCGATCTGCTGGCGCAGCTTGAGCTTGTCCACATCGGTGGCCGTGCCGCTGTTGACCATCTTGAACAACTTGTCAAGCTCGTTGGCGCTGGACTCCAGCACCTCCAGCGCTTTGTAGGTCTCGACAGCGTTGGCCATCATCTTGCCGTCAGTGCCGATCAGGCGCGACAGGAAGGCCTCGCCAATGCCCGACTCAGCAGCCTTGTCCTTGATCTCTTGGAAGGTGACCGCCTTGGTGCGAATGTTCAGCGCATCGGCCACGCCGCCCACAATGGCAGCAGCATCCTCGGTCTGGTAGCGGGACAGGTTAAACGGCTCATCAGGCGTGCCACCGGGTTTACCCTCGGTGATGCCAAAGGTCTGCCTGCGGCTGACCGCACGGCCAACCTCATCAGTCAGGGTTTGGTCAGCCTCGGGGATCAGCTTAAAGCGGCCAGCCTTGGCTGGCTCGGGCAACTGACCCTCGGGCATGCGTGCGGCCTCGGGCACCAGGTTGCGCTCGGCCTTGGTGGCTTGCCGGGTGATCAGCTTGCGCAGAGCAGCGTCTATTGGGCCTGCGATTTGGACACCCTCCTCCATGGACGGGGTGCCGATCTCAGCAACCTCGGGCATCTCAGTTGTGTCGGCTGGGCCAGCCCCAGGCATGGGCTCCAGCGGGATGTCCTCGGCAGGCGTGCTAGGCGCAGCACTCGGCAGGATCTGGCCAAGCCGTTGATCAAGGGACTTCTGTTCGATGGCCATCACTTAGCTCCAGATTGCGGAGCCTGACGGCCCCCGGTTACGCTTGTTGGGGTTGCTGCTGGTTGAGCTGGCGCAACTTGTCCGAGGCCGACTGTATCCCCTGTTCCTCCAGCGCTTGGCGGTTTTGCTGCAACTTGACCCGCATTGCTGCGGCCTCTAGCTCCAGCGAGCTCGGCATCGGTGAAGGGGATTCCTCTGGCATTGAGTAGGGTTTTTGCTCCATCTGAGAAACTCTCCGATCTGGCTGATTTGATGCCCAAATTGTAATACAGACTCTGCTCGTAGTACCAGAGAACAGCTTGGTTTGCCTGCTCATCCAGCCCCATATTGTTGGCCACTGAGCGGTTCCAGCCTTTCATTAGCGAGCGCTCTGATTCATTGCGCGGTGAGTCAATCAAACCCTGCTCGCTCACATTTCCAGAAGTCAGTGTTCCAGTGTGTCGGTTGTAGGTTCTTGTGAACCATTTGTCAGCGGTTGTCTCCTTAATGCCGTTAAGGTTAAGGAAGAACGCACCGCCTTTTTCACCCATGATGAAGGAGCCCATCTTCATATCGGTTGCTTTGCCAGGAATGCTTGGTGATTTATACAAACCAGAGGCTTCCTTCATGCTGACAATCTCTTTGACCGTATGCGGTGTCAGCAGCCATTCGGCATAGCCATCCATGCCCATCCTGTTGATCATGAATTGATGCAGATTAAGCTGTGTCTCCATAATCGGCCCAGTAGTGCCGCCCCACAACTTGCCGTTGTCTGGGTTTCTGGCTGGGATTTTTCCGGTCTTCATCAGGTTTTCAGTGATGCGCATTGCGACAGACCAGTTCTCAGACGCTCGCTTGTTGTAGCTGGTTGATGCCGCAAAGGCTGTGGCCATCACGCGCAATGGTTCGTCAGTTGCAAGCTCTGGAACAATTTTTGCGCCCAAAGCAAACGCTTGAAACACATCATCTTCGTACCATGTTGCGCCAGTAATTGGCTGCGACATCTGGTATTCAGCTTCAGCGGTTGCTGAGTCAACCATTTTGACCAAGTCTTTTGGCTTTGTCGGATCCAAGGTTTTGCCCTTGTTCAAGGCAAGCTGCGACTTCTCTAAAACCACGCCAATGTCAGCAACGGTCAAAACACCTTTTTCGCCAGTGCCTTGAATTTCTGGTTTTGCCAAGCGCAAGGCTACAGACGGAGCGCGTTGTGCTTGCGGCAAATAAATGTTCAACGCTGGATTATTGGCAACTATGTCAACCGCTTTGGGCAGCTCAACTTTTGGATTGAATTTTGATGGCTCAACAGCAAACAACGGGCGAGCGCCTTGCGGAACCAGAGCTGACAGAGGCCCAGTGCCCTCCATCATGGCGCGGTTAAGCTGAGAGCCGGTTTCTGTTAGCAGCGCCTTGCCGCCTGCTTTTAAGAGCTTTGCGGTGGGCACAATATTTAAGCCAATATCCATGGCAGCCAGAGATGCGTCCTCTTTCATTTGCCGCGCAAAGCCGGTGCCCTTGGTGAGCGATTGACCAGTGCCTGCTTGCTGCAAGGCCATCGGCGTGCCTTGCATTTGCGGATCGCCAAGCACGCTGCGCGAGCCCTCTTTGACCGAACCCACAAACGGCACAAAGTCAGCCAGACTGATCTTGCCCAGCAGCGGCACATCAACCTGGCCAAGGTTGTCAAGAAACTTGCCAGCCTGCTCCAGCGTCAGGCCTGTGTTTTCTAGTGCCTTTTCAAAGCGTGATTGCTCAATGGCTTTGATGGTGCCTCTAGACTGGCCACCACCAGCATCGGTCATTGTCGTGCTGGGCCCAGCGGCCAGCAGAACATCACCAGGCTGGGTGCCGGGTGCGACTTGCTCTGGCATGGCCACTTCAACCGGCTCATCCGGGAATTGCATGGCAGTCAGTGCTGACAAGTACTTGTTCTCAATGGGGCTGTAGGCCATGCTTAGTTTCCTCGAGCTCTCTTGAGCAGCTTCTCAAGCTCATTAATTTGTCGCATCTTGGTGGGATCATTGCCAGCCTTTTGACGCAGGGCTGGCAGATTGTCTTCAGTCACCGGCCCTGTAATCCACTCACGGCCCGGCTTGTAGGTGCCGTCTGGCCGCTTGGAAAATTCAGCCAGCGTCCTCTGTGCGGCCTTGGCATCTTCGCTGTTTCGGCGCTTGGCCAAGTTGTCTTCAAGCTGGGTCAAGATCTGGCGCGGTGTCAGGGTCTTGTTGTCAAGTGCAGCCGCTGACTGAATCTGAAATGCCTCGGCTTGCAATTCTTTGCGGCGCTTAAACTCCTCGCCCTTGGGGTCGAGCACCACCACACTGCCAGCAATTACCGGGATGCCAGCAAGCTGGGAGATGCCGCGCTCAAGCTGAGAGCTGTCACTCTTGTTGTCGCTTTGTAGCAGCTTGAGAACTGATACAGCATCTTTGCCGGTGATGCCTTTGCCAACCAATGCCTTGATCTGAGATGAGTCAGTGATGGTGTTGTTGTAGATGCCATCAATCAGATTGAAAAGAATGCCCTGGTTGGATTCAGCTTCTTTAGCTGGCTTTGGCTCCAACAAATCCTTGAGCATGCCAGGCGCTACCGAGCCGGGAGGCAAAGCGATCAGCTCGGTAATCAGCGCCTTGCGCTTGGGGCTGTTCTCTGGCAGCGGAAAAATCTGCTCCAACAAATTAATGGCTTGACCCTCGGCAACTCGCTTTTCGTCTGCGATCTTGGCATCCTTGATCGACTTGCGCTGATTGACGGCCACCATGAAGTTGGCAGTCACCTTGGCCACCGACTCAAAGTCATTGGTGATCATGGATTGCAGCACCGGGCTCATGTTGCCCAGGTCGCCAGCCTTTAGCTTGGCCAGCGTCTTCTCTGGGTCAGCCATGTTGACATCAGACATCAGCGCCTTGGTTACAGCGTTGACCTTTGCCGTGCGCAGTGCCACCTCAAACTTAGTGCTGTAGCTGGTCTGCAAGGCTTTGTCGCCAAGCAGCAGGGATTGATTCAGCACATTTTTGCGAAACACATCTGCGAGCTCATCAACAGACCGCTGCTCAACAAACTCAGTGCCAGTTTCATCTCGTTGACCGGTGCCGCGATACCAACTGCCTTGCGATATTGTGGGCTCCAGCAATCTAATGCCGTTGTCAAAGTCAGCGTCAAATTTGGCAATGCTCTGATTTTTTTTTCTTTCAAGCTCGGCCTTGTAGGCGGCATTCAACACAGTGTTGCCGTGCGTGGCCATAGTGGCGCGGAACTTGATTGATGCTTCTGGGTCAATGCTGGACAGTGATTTTGAAAACCCATCCGACATGGTCTTGATCTTAGCGCTGACTTGCTCTGAAGTGACGCTACCATCCTCAACGCCAGACAGCAGCTTGACCAGCTCATTGCGGCCTTCCATCTCAAAGTGGCCAGACAGCTCCAAGCTGCGAGCCTTGGCCACGGCTTGATCAAAGAAATTCATTGACCCAGTTGACCCGACACCAATGTCAGCGCCGCCCTTGGCCGCAGTAAGTTGCTCAATTGTCAGTGGGTTTTGTGCAGCAAACTGAAGACCCTCTTGCTGGCGCAATGTGCCAGCAGTCTGAAATGCACTGGCACTCATGCGGTCAAGAACCTGGGCCAGTTGGCTTGCGCCTTGCGCAGCCACCCGTGGGCCAATGTAGTCCACCGACTGCTGCTGGGCCTGCACCATAGGCACGCTGCCAACAGAGCGGATTTGCATTTGACCTGATTCGATTCGTTGGGTGGCCATGCTTATTTCACCTTCAAGTAATCAATGCCTGCCTTGACCAAAGTTGCATTGGCCAACATGCCGCCCGTCCTGCGAGCAGAAGCTCCAGCAAAATTGAGCTGGCCAGCCTGGCTGCGTGCGCTGTACAGGTTGAGCATGTTCTGGTAGTCGGTTGATTGCAGCATGGCGCTGGCATCCTCAAAGCCCAACACCCTCGCGGTCAATGCGTTGAGGTCGGAGATCCCAACATCGCGCATGGTCGCGCCCACATTCTCACGCTGCACAGCAGCCACAGAGCCCTCGCTCACCGCCACGCCACTGGCAGCAGCCCGAGCTCGCATAGAGGCGTTGGTGGCACGCATGTTCTTGAGCAGGGTGTTGCCAGCGATCTGGTAGTTCTGCGCCTCAATCTCAGCCTTCTTGACCGTGCGGCCAGCTTGGATGGTGGCGTACTGCTCGCTCATGTCGGCACGCACCTCGGCCACCATCAGCGTGTCTCGGGCTTGCAGCAAGTAGCTTGTCTGCTGATTTATCGCCGCAGCCTTTTGAGCCTCGGCTGCGCCGTAGGCACCAATGAGGCCTGCCGCACCCGCCATCTGGCCTGCATACGGATTTGCTGCTGGTGTTGTTGCCATGTCTTATGTCCCTGAGAAAACAGCCACGCGATAGTCGAGGCCGAGCAAATTCATCTTGAGCGGCAGATCTTGGGACAGCTCAATAGACTGCTCGCGGCTGTAGCCAAGCACCCCATTCACGCGCTTGATCCCGGTGAACTCTGGCACGGGATCGTCAAGCAGCGGGTTGTCAAACAAACGGAACGCCACCGGCTGGTTGTTGATGATCAGGTTCTGGGTCTCATTGACCACAGCGCTGATCTCGACAATGCGCTTCTTGAACGACACCCTGCTGCCGGTTTGTAACTTGACCTCGGCAGGCATGGTCTTGACAAACACGCTGATGGGCAAGCCGACCTCGTAGCTGGTGGTGCTGGCCCTGTCAAAGGTTACCGAACCACCGCCGCTCACGGTCTCGTTGCCTTGCGGTGAGCCGTCTGTGATCACATTCAGCGCCTTGGCCACATGGGGCAGGCTGCTGGCGCTGGCGGCTGCACCGCCGACAAACGCACAGTCGGTGAAGTACTCGTAGCCAAACAGCTCAATGAAGTACCGGTCAACGCTGTTAAATGTGCGCTTGGTCACCGCGTAGATCGCGTTGACATCCACGCCCACATCGATGAACAGGCCATCGGTGGTGAACTCGCTGGGGCTGGTTACTTGCTGGCTGCGCATGATGCTGAAGGCTGCAATGCTGCCGTCATCGGTGTTGGTCATTAGCAACAGATCAGCCTCTTCAGTGCTAGATGCCTTGCGCAGGGCGACCCTCTGCGGCCCCTTGAGCAAGTGCCCAGACAGCAGCGAGATGCGCTGGGTAATGTAGGTCAACTGAGTGTCGTTGAAGATGAACTCGTTGAGCGACTTGCCCTGGCGCTGAATGTAGATCGAGCCAGAGTCCACCGACTGCACTCGGGTGCCAGGCTTGATGCCGTTGCGGCTCACATTCTTGAATGTGAAAGTCAGCGGGGTGACCGGGTCAGAGCCTGCCTGCGGAATGAAGAACTCACCGCCAGTGCTGAACACTTGGAAGTCACGCCCAGAGATGATGTCGGTGATGACATTGAGGTCGTTGGTGTCCAGCGTGGCCTCGACCGCATCATCATCCAGCGACTCGCTGGGCACAAAGTCAAAGAACAGGCCGATCTTTGAGCCCCAGATTGTGGACGGGCGCGACTTGCTGCCGCCAAAGTAGAGCCTTCCTTCGTGGAAAGTTACTGTGCGTGGCCAGCCCTTGGTGCTCGACCAGACATCCACATAGCCGTGCTCAAGCTCCCAGCGGCCTGCGTCAACGGCAGTTGTGTTGAAGAACGGGTACTCGGTCACCACCTCGACCACTGTGGCTGATACATACCGCACAATCCTTGCGCGGCCCTGTGGCTGCACATTGATGTACTGGTTGACAGACAGAGCCGAAAAGGTAGTTGTGGTGTAAGTGCTTGTGTTGTTTGGCGTGACGGTAAAGGCCTCGCCCACCGTGGCCACCTTGGTGGTGCCGTTGTAGTCCTCAATCAGCCTTGTTTGGCCAGAGCCTGTGCCTCCTGTGATGTTGATGTACATGCCAACATATATGTCATTTGTTGCACTTGCTGTAGATTTGAGCGTTATTGTTGTGCTGGTGCCAGCTTGCGCTGTGCCAGAGTCATGGTGTGTGGTAGATGCCGTGAGAGTCACATTACCAGACACAGCAGACGGGGTCAGGGTTGAGCTGCTATTGGTATGAAAATCAATGTCAAAGGCATGCTTTGGGATTGAGTCAAATGTGATTGATGTGGCCGTCCACGCTGTGTCGCTTGTCCGTGTAATCCGCACAGGGTTTAAGTCAGGATGCACTGCGATTAAAGTGTCGGCAGACTGAGTCCAGCACATATCGTCAACAATGTCGCTGCCGATTGTGGTGGTCAGGTAACTGTTGCCGGTTCCGTTAATGTTGGCTTGCACCACGCCATTTTTAATCACATGCATGCGGTTGTGGGTAAAGCACAACATGTAGCTGTCAGTGACTGAGAACTGGAACGGCACCAGCCGCACGCCATTGCCAGCGCTTGGGGTGCTGCTGTTTGGCAGCTCAAAGATGTGCTTGGTGCCGGGCCTGCGGCGCAGACCGCCCTGGGGCTGGATCAGCACATTGGTGGCTTTGGCCAAGGCATTGTTGTACGCAGCCAGGTCTACCCGCGCACGCAGCAGCGGGTCAAGCTCGCCGGTTGCAAAGTTGGTGGTGAACTCGACAAAACGGGGCATCAGTTCCTCACTGCAATCAGGCTGTAGTCTTCAATGACTCGCACGGGATTGTTCTGGCCATCGATCTGGGCAGCAGTGCGGAAGTAGCCGCCACGGCCATTCTCGCTGATGTCGCCAGTAGCAACCCGCTGCCACTTGGCAGACTTGTCTTGTTGCTCGGTCACGGTCTCGGCAATGTGCCAGGCGACCATGTACTTGAGCAGTTGCACAAAGTATTGCGGCATCGCAAACTCTGGCACGCTGTATTGGTAGTCAATGAAGACTTCGGGCAAACTGGTCAGCAGCTTGTCGCCTTGGATCTCCCATTCCTTGCGCGGATATGCGCCCGGCTGCGCGGTGTCGTACACGGCGCGAGGGTTGGCCAGTTTGTCGCCTGGCAGCTGGTATTCATATTCCCAGACGCTGCCGGGTGTTGTGATCAACCTCGCCAGCTGCACCTTCTTCATTCCAAAAGTCCACGGGTACATGACCAGGGTGGAATCACGGATGTCGGGATACAGGCGGTCGCAAACACTCGACTCATCTGTGCCGTCATTGAAAGACGATATTGCCTTCGCCCCGATCAGGAGCAGGGCATCAGAGCAGATCGAAACACCAGTGTCACCAGCAGCCATTTGAACCCCTCAATGTAAGAAAGGCCATCCTCCGAGAATCCCCAGAAGATGGCCCAGTTGACTCAACACCGATTAGTCGGTGTCAGTTGCGCTCACGGTAGTTCCGTCAGCAATGTCAACCACACCAGCCGAGGATACAGCATTGACATAAGTCAACACCAAACTTGGCGTAGTAGCGTCATAGACAAAAATAATGTCACCCACATTTAACAGCGATGCAATGCTGTCAAAGTAGCTCACAGTGTTAACCGTGGCTTGAGTATCTGTTGTCTTATACAGATACATGTTAGGCGCGTTTCCAGATTTGGAAGCGCAAACGGTCACAAGACCAGTGCTAGAAAAAGCCATTTTGTGACCTCCTATTAAGCCGCAGCCGCTGTGTCGCGTGCGGTGATTTTTACAATACCTTCACTATCGATGGCAATTGCGCCTGCGCTAAACAGGGCATTGACAAGATAGCTGGTCTTCTCTGGGATGTAGTTGATCTCGGTCTTTGGAGCGATACCTTCTGCATAGCCAATCGCATCCTTGTGGAATGCGAACAGAGTGCGGTCACTGGAACCATCGATGGGCAAGCCACCTTCAGTGCGGTCACCCAGCACATGGAATGTAAAGCCCATGAATTGGTTGATCTCACCTTGAACCAGAGCTTTAACACTGTTGAAGTCCGAGCTTGTAACGGAGGTCTGCTCAAGCATCGATGCCAACGAATTGGCGTGGATGATGATGTTGCGACCTTCGGCTGGCACATTCTTGGTGTTCAAGATTTTTGCGGCTTCACGCAGCTTGGAAATATTCATGTTGGTGTTTGCACCACCAATTGAATTTGCCACGGTGCCGGTGCTGCTGGCAGCGATCAGCGCATCAAGGATCAGTTGATCCTGGCGGCGACCGATTGCGTTACCGACAACTTGCACAAGCTCAGAGCGCTCGTCAAAGTTGACTTTTTGCTGGCTGAACACATCACTGTATTCGGCTGCATTGAAGTCAGACAATGTGCAGGTGACGGTGGAGAACCCAACATTCATTGGGGTGACATCGGTCTGGGTGACGCGAGCAGTAGCTACTCCGCGACCGACTTTAGGGAACTTGACAGTGGAGCCTTCGACACCTCGGCGCTGACGAACAGCAGCTACCAGCATTGCTTTGCCTTGGTATGCCTGCTTAACCTCTGCGTCAAATAGTGTCACAAAGGCGTTTGAAAGAGAAACGCTCATTTTGATACCTCATTTGGTTGTTGATCAGGGTTTGTCGCGCTGGTGGGCCGGTAATCCGGGTCTGTGCTTGCTGGTTGCGCCAGCCAATCGTCTGCATCCGCAGCGGTAAGGGTCGATTACTCGGTGGGCCTTGGCGAGATTGTATGACTTTTTTGCAACAATGCAACAGGGGCTATTGACTGTTGTACAAAAAAGACCCAGCCAAAGCTGGGTCAAGGCAACTGCCTTGCGGCAGACGGGGTGGAGTGCCCCGATTTATTTGGCGTACTGGCCGAACATCCGTTCAACTTTTTGCCGATACGCAGCATCTGTCTTGTAGCGTGGATCCCCGACCATGGCGTACAGTTCCTCTTGGCTGGGGGCACCCTCAAGCTGGGCAGACTCAATTGGCACCCGGCCTTCGTAGGCCTCACGCACCTTCATCAGGGCTGTGATGCCACGGGCGGTGCCGCCCATGATCTTGAACTCCTCAAAGTCATCCTTTGACCAGACACCCTTGTTGACCAGGCCGCGAGCCCAATCCACCATGCCGTTGACAATAGCGCCACCCTTTGGGCCAAGCTGTTTCATCTCGGCGGCAGGGTCAACCATGTCACCAGACATCAGCTCTTTGGCTTGGGTCTGCAAGTTGCCGACCAGGTCATCAAAGGCGGCTTGAGACAGGCCGTTTTCCTTGGCCCAGCCAGACAGGGTCGTGGCGATAGGGTTGGTGTCTGCCTCTTCGCCAAAGGCCTTGAGGTCGTATTTGCCGTCTGTGGGTGCTTTGTGTTTGCCCTGGCTGATTTGCTTGCGCAGATCTGACCAGCTCTTTGCAATGCCTTCTAGGTCGGGCTCGTTGGAGTCCTTTTTCCAGAAGTTCTCGGGCCAGAAGTCTGGCCGCTCTAGTGGATCCTCGGGCTCTGGAGCGCTGGGATCCGCAGCCTTGTGGCTAATTTCGGTGTTTTGCGGGTTCTCTGGCTTGGCTTCGTCATTCACTTGCACATTGTCAAGTAGGCCGGTTGCACCGGGCTCAACGGTTGCTGTGTCGCTCATAGTTTCCTTGCTGTGTTAATCCGTACCTCAATGTCCCTCACCACCGACCTCTGCCCTTCGGCAAAGTAGGCGTGCGAGGAATCTGTGCCCGGCACGGCGATGGGCACATTCACATACATGTCTTTGAGCCACTCAAGCAGCTTCTGGCCATCCTCTGACCCGAACACCCGCAGAGTCAGCTTGACCAGATCCTCGCGCTTTTGGTCAACCTCGCGTATATCGCTGGGCTGGCCAATGGCATCCAACTCATCCCAAGACATTACATTGCCCCTTCAGGGGCTGGCAGCGCTTGCATGCCGCCACCGGCCTGGGCCTGCATGGCCATGGCTTGACCAATGGCTTGCTGCTGCTGCTGGTTGCGCATCTCTTCCATGAGCACTGCACGCTCGGCGGCGGTGTTGCGCACAGAGGCAGGCACGCCCAGCTTGTCGGCCAGGTAGTCCACCAGCACATCGGTCTTGATCACAAGCTGGCCATCGGTGCCCAGGCTCTGGGCGATTTGCATGTACTGCATGATCGAATTGACCTCTTCCATGTTCTGGGCCATGGCCAGCGGGGCGACAGGCGTGACCTTAACCTCCAGCCCGTTGACGCGCAGGGGCATGTCGATCAGGCCGCGCTCATCCATGACCTCAAGGATCTTGGCGGTGACCGGAATCATGGTCTCGTTGATCAGTCGGCCAAAGGCAGAGCCCAGGTTCTGGGCCAGCTCTTTCATGCGCTCCACGATCTCGGTGGCCGACCGGGCGCTCATGTTGTCGGGCGGCAGAGACTCATCCAGCAGGATGCGCTTGATGCTTCCCGACAGGTCGTTGATCACCAACTGGCTGATGTTAAAGTCGCCCGAGCGGGGCAGGGCAAGCAGGGCTGGGCCTTGCGAGCCACCATTGCGAGCCACCGGAATGATGGCACCCGGCACGATCTTGACCGTATTGGGGTTGAGCACTCCGTCATCCGCTGCTGTATATACACCGGCCACGGCCAAGGATGCGTTCTTGAGCAGCAGTTCCTTGACCTTGTTCAGCGTCTTGATGTCGGGCAGGGCGGTCATCAGCGGCCCACGGCCATAGATCTCACCGGCCACCTTCATGTACCGGCTGATCACCCACGGGCTCATCTTGCGGCGGCGATAGACCAGCTCCTGCTTGGAGGCCTTGTCGATCACATGGTAGCAATAGTCGCCACGCTTGTAGTCATAGATGGTGGCCTCAAGCAGCTCGATGTCATCGGTTGGCTTTTGCTCAATACGCCGGGCCAAGTCATCTTGGATCTTGGCATCTGGCCACTGGCGCTGAATAGACTCACCCTTCATGCGCATGCGGCGGTAGACATTGTCCACTTGGCCATTGGCACCCTCCTCGTAGCTCACCAAGAACAGCGGCACGGGAATGAAGTTGAGCGGGGATACATCATCGCCCGGCTGCACCATCATGCAGGCGGTGCCAACAGCCAGATCCAGCAAGAACTCGCCCATGGCAATGTCAAAGTTGGATTGGTTCAGCATGGTGAACATCTTTTCCTGATAGACCTCAAGCACGGCCTGGGCCTGCTGCCTGCGCTCTGGCGGGATGTCTGAGCCAGCCTCCAGCTTGGCCCATTTGCGCTGGGGCGGGAACACCACAGACTGCAAGCGGTTGGCAAAGCGCTGGGTAGAATTGATGGCAGTCGAGTCAAACACGCGCTGCATCTTCTTGGAGCCGGTAGCACCACCTTCCCACACGCCATAGAGCTGGCGCTGGGGCAGGGCAAACTCGTATGCGTCCTGATAGAGCTGCTGGAACTCATCCTTCTTGGCTTGGGCCGTAGCCTGTCGCTTCAGAATCTGGTCAGGTGTCAGGCGCATGCCGCCTGGGGCGCTCTTGTCGTAGTCCATATCAGTCCTTTTGCAATTCGTACTTCTCAAGCAAGTTGCGACCCTTCGCGGCCAGCCTCGCTGCGGATGCTGCGGTGCGCGGCACGGGCTCGCCCCATGCATTTGCCGCCAGCGCCAGCCGTGTCGGCTTGCCGTTCTCGCCCACCATCGGCCCACTCGGGTTGGTGTAGAACCTTGTCAAGAAGGATCCCTTGCGGCGCAGCGCCTGACCGGTGGGGTTCTTTTCCTTGACCCCAGGCTGCAAGTTCTTGCTCTCGCCAGAGGCTTCAAACTTGCGTCTGCCCTCTTCGGTAAGACCACCCTTTGGGTCGCGCAGCCCAGCCATTAATCGTCCTCGTCCTCTTCCAGCTTGGCCTCCTGCATCATTTGCTTGATGCCCTTCATTGGCTTTTCTGGCTTTTTGGCCGACATGTATTTTTCAATTTTCTTGCGCAGGGCAGGCGGCAGCTTGGACAGCTTTACCTTGTCCTCCATCTCGCTTTCAATTTCGATTTCGACTTTCATTTTTTGTCACGCGATGCGGCCATGTTGTCGATCAGGTTGGGGTAGGGTCTGCCTGCCTTGGCAGCGCGGCGCATGGCCATTCGCTTCTCAGCGGAAGACATCTCTTTTGGCTTTCCAAGATCCTTTGGCCGGGGCTTGTCCCAGACTTCTTTCATTTCTTTTCAGCCTTCGACATGGCAATGGCCACGGCCTGCTTCTGGTTTGTGACCTTGTCGCCGCTGGAGCTCTTGAGCTTGCCAGCCTTGTACTCACGCATGGTCTTGGCGACCTTGTTTTTCATCTTGCTTGATTTATCGTCATAGTGTCCAGGCATCATTCAGCTCCTCTTAACATTGGTCGGGTCATCTTGCGAGACACGGCACCGACCCTAGCGGCTCGGCGCTCGCCTACTTCTCGTTTGAAAGTGCTTTCGGCTGCGGCACGCTTGGTGCCAAACTCGCCTTCGTCAAACTGCTCGATCTCCGGTGCCATCGGTGCAGCAGGCAATTCTGGTGCTGTCTCGGTGAATTTTGGTATTGGCTTCGGGTCGTAAACAGTGACATCACCGTATTGTTTTTTGCCGTACCATGTTTTGCCGGTGACCACGCGCTCTGTTCTTGCAGTAACCGGGTTCTTTTCAAGCTCGGCCAGCACTTTGTTGTAATCGTCCAGCTTGGCTTGGTAGGCAACCTTCTGCGCCTCATAGGTCGGCAGCAGCGATTCTTTGTAAGCCGCCATCTGGGCCTCAAACGGCTTTATCTTTTCAGCGACACCCGCTTGGTAGCCGGTGAATGCGGTCTGGTAGTCGCCGGTCAGCGCATCAACACTGCTCTGGTATTGCTTGGCCAGCCGCTCAATGTCGGATGTGCTGCGCCGGGCCAGTTTGCGCTGCTTGAACTGGGGTAGCGTAGCCATTACTGCAACCTCATGCCAGGGCTGTTGAGGTCTGCGACCATGCCCAGCTCGGCATCCATGCGCTCACCGGACAGCAGCGACCGGCGACCACCACGGGTGCGAGCTCTGAGGGCAGAGGCCTCGGCGGCAGCAGCTTTGCGGCGCTCTTCATCAGCAGCGGCCTGCACTTCTTTGGCTTTGCGCTCCATGTCCAGCTTGTTGGTAGCGTAGTTGGCCTGAGTTGTCTCAAACTGCTGCCGAGCGGTCTGGGCCTGCTGCTCAAGTGAGGCACCTTGCTTGGCGTACTCGGCAGTTTGCTTGCCCAACTCAAGCCGCATGGCAGCCTGGTCAGATTGCTGCTGCGCCAGCATGGTGCGCTGATCATTCTCAGCTTGCTGCCTTGACTTGCGAGCTTGATTTGCTGTGTATGCGGTGCTTGCAATAATGGCACCGGAAATAAAGTAGCTCATGCGATTGCCTCCTTGTGGTCATAAACTTCCATGCCGAGCTCAACATACTCAAGTGCGGTGAACATCTCTTCAAGCGTGGCAAGATCTGTTTCATTTGTCGGGTTTGGGTGAATCGTTGTCCAGATCGCATCCTCATGCGTGTGGACTACCCGCTTGGTGCCCGGCTCCGAGATGAAGGAGGAAGGCGCGGTATGTGTCTCCAGCCCAAACTCGGTGTAGCAACTGATGCTGCCCTTGCTGATGATGTTGAAGTGGCGGTGTCTGTGGATCTTGCCAACCACCACAGTGCCAGCAGGCAGATGGATCTCACGCGCATAGATGCCCGGCGACAGCCAGTGCTTCAGTGGCGGTGATTCATCCATCCGCTGGCCATCAGGCAGTCCTTGACAAGCCCTTTGAATGGCCATGATCTTCTGCCGCGCAATCGGCGCAGGCAGATGTTCTCTTGGCAATTCAATGATGGCTGTGCTCATATCAAAAGATTCTAATGGATTCTGTACAGTATGCAAGGCGTGTATATCTGAGTGATATGTTGTTAAGCAAACACATCAAAGTCAGTCCCGGCGCTGGCCTGGCCCATGGGTCTGCCGCCGAGCTGGTGGGTGCGGGTCATCCGGTTGTATTCGCCGCCACCCAGCATCAAATATCCGAATGAGTCGCCAATGTGGGAGTGTTCATTCTTGTTTGGCGCGTCCCTAAAGCGCTCTTGGCCAGCCCCAACAGCAATTCGCTTGAAATGATAGCCACCGGCCAGCGCTTTGCGCAGCAGTTTGCAGTCGCGGTTGATGATGAGCCCAGGCTTGCCGGTGATCAGACGCTGCATGGGCG